AAGGGTAAAAAGATGTCAAAAGGTGGTTTGGTACGGAAATATAAAGACGGCGGTTTAGTTCCGCCGATCAAGGTGTAGATATGCGCGGCTGCAGTAAACCTTACACTGTATACTCCGATAATCCAAAAATGGATACAAGCGGAGAGGCAGAGCGTAAAGTTCGTATGTACAAAAGCGGTGGTAAAGTCTATACAAATAAAAACGATCCTGATACTGTAACGGAAGATAAAGATAGGGATGAAGAGGAGTACTCTTAATGCTTAATGTCGTAAGTAATTCAGAACTTCGTAAGCGTGAAAAGGAAGTTATCGACAAGGAGCTGGCTGAACGCCAAGCTAATCCTGTTGTTCTCGGGCTTGCTGCACATTTACGAGAGTGCTGGGATGCTGCGCGTCAAGCTAAAAAGCCTATTGAAAACATTATGTTACGAGGTTTGCGCCAACGTAATGGAGAGTATGAGGCGGATAAACTATCACAGATTCACGAACAGGGCGGCTCAGACATCTATATGATGATCACTGAGGTTAAATGCCGCGCGGCAGAAAGTTGGCTACGCGATATTTTACTAGATACAGGAACCCCCCCTTGGGATTTAAAACCAACCCCCATCCCAGATCTATCGCCCGAACAGACACTAGAGCTACAGAATGCGTTTGCTGCAGTAGTTACTCGTATCGTTGAGAACGAAGGTCGTGCTCCAACACCTGATGAAATGGTTGAGCTAAAAGAAATGGTGTCCCAAGATTATAGGTTTAAACTATTAGAAGCTGCCGATAATCGCTCACAAAAAATGCGTGTAAAGATTTCAGACCAGTTTGCACAAGGCGGCTGGAGTGAATCATTTAACGAATTTGTAACCGATCTGGTTACTTATCCATGTGCTTTTATAAAAGGGCCAGTAGTTCGCAGACAACGTAAACTTGGCTGGACTAGAGGTTCAGATGGTAAAACTATTGTAGAAGCAACAGAGACTATTGCTCCTGAGTTTGAAAGAGTAGATCCGTTTAGAGTTTACCCAGAGCCAGGGATTTCTAATATTAACGAAGGTTATATTTTTGAACACCACCCGCTAAGCCGTACAGAGTTAGCAGAACTTGTTGGTGTGCCAGGGTATGACGACGATGCTATCCGTAAAGTTTTAGAATACGGAAACGGTCAATCATGGATTAATGAAGATGTAGAATTAGCCAAAGACGAAGAGGAACGTAAGTTCCATTCGTTTAATAGGCCTACTGAAACTTTTGATGCCTTAGAGTTTTGGGGTAAAGTTACAGGTAAGATGCTTATCGAGTGGGGTCTTGATGAAGAAGAAATAGACGATGAACACCGCGAGTACGACGCAAACGTCTGGATCGTGGGGGACTATGTTATCAAGGCTATCCTTAACTATGATCCATTAGGGGAGAAACCTTATGCTAAAACTTCTTTTATCAAACGCCCTGGCGCGTTCTGGGGTAGCGGTATTCCAGAAATTATTGAAGATATTCAAAGCGTTTGTAACGCTGCCGCGAGGGCTTTGGTCAACAATATGGGGATCTCGTCCGGCCCCCAAGTCGAAGTCAACCTCGAAAGAATCCCGCCCAACGAAGACATCACGCAGCTCCACCCGTGGAAAATCTGGCAAGTCACGAACGACCCGTTAGGTTCAAGCGCACCTGCTGTAAGATTTACACAACCTGACGATAATGCGAACACATTACTTGGCGTGTATGATAAGTTTAGTAAGTTAGCAGATGATCATTCAGGGATACCATCTTATGTGTATGGTGATTTGGATGTAAAAGGTGCAGGGCGTACATCTTCAGGGCTGTCCATGCTTATGGGTGCAGCCGGTAAAGGTATTCGACAAGTGGTTATGCATATCGACAGCGATGTGATTAAACCTATTGTACACCGTCAATTCGTATACAATATGAGATATGATGAAGACGAATCAATTAAAGGCGATGTTGAAATCTTGCCAAAAGGCTCGATTAATCTTGCAGTCAAGGAGACTGTAAACATTCGCCGTCTTGAGTTTCTTAACGCAACCGCCAACGAAATGGATATGGAAATCGTTGGTAAGGAAGGCCGCACCGCGATTCTTCGTGAAGTGGCTAAAGGGTTGCAGATGCCTGTGGATGACATCATTCCATCTAGGGAAAAGGAAAGCTATATGTCGCGTATGTCAGCTAAAATGCAGTTGGAGGCCGCAAAAGCCGACCAGCAAGCAGGAGGCGAGGGCACACCGACACAGCCTGACGGAACCCCAAAAGGTGGGCAAGATGCAAACATAGTTAGTAACCGTGACACAGGAGCAGCCGGATGATTCGACCTTCTCCTGAAGTTATTAATGCAATGGCAGCAAGTGTCCGCCAATACCCAATACTATCCGATTGGATTAAGGAATGGCGGATGCATGAGCTAGAGCAGCTACCTAATGTCGCACAGAATACGACACTTGCACAGGGGCGGTGTCAGATTCTGACTGAACTTTCAAAGTTTATTAGTGAGTCCCCTGAGATAGCGGCAAAGTCAACATGACAGCTGTTAATTACGCACACCGATAGGAGCGTCCAACATGGCAATACCAAAGCAAGTTCAAATGCAATCTGAGGAAGTACAACAACTTTACAAAGACCTAAACGGCGAACCTGAAGCACAGGAGCAAACTCCTGAGGCTACAGAGGAAGCTGTTAAGGAGCCTGTAAAAGAGGTTGATTCCGACAGTGCTTCGAATGATGCACCCCAGTCTGGGACCGAAGAGCACGAACAACCAGACACCAAGAGTAAAGATACTTGGGAACAGAAGTACAAAACACTGCAGGGAATGTACAACGCAGAAGTTCCGCGTATGAAGGCGGAAAACCGTGAGTTACAATCCCGTGTTTCTAATATGGAACAGTTGCTTGGCACAATGTCCGCCCCTCAGGAAGCACCTGCTGTAGATAACGATCCGTTGATCACAGATAAGGATGTCGAAGAGTACGGTGATTCTATTGATGTTATGCGACGAGCTGCAAAAGAAGAAGTGGCTTCGGCCAACGCTCGCGTAGCCCATTTAGAGCAGACAGTTAAACAGTTGCAAGCCAGCGTAGTACCACAGGTAAATGAAATTACGCAAAGGCAAGCACAGAATAGCGAGCAGTCTTTTTGGGCCGACCTCTCAAGTAAAGTACCTCAGTGGAATGATATTAATGATAATGCAGACTTTCAGTCTTGGTTGTTAGAGATTGACCCACTAACAGGTATTTCGCGTCAAGTGTATTTAGAGGATGCTCAGCAAAATCTAGATGCTACTAGAGTGGCGAATTTCTTTAATTCATGGCCAGGGGCTAATAGTGTGCCAGTTGCTCAAACCAATCGGAAGGCTTCTTCTGATCAGTTGGAAAAGCAAGTTGCGCCAGGACGAGGTCGTTCTGCCAGTAATGCTGTACCATCTGAAGGCCAAACGTACTCACCTGCAGACATCGAGCAGTTTTTCGCAAATGTTCGTAAGGGTAAGTATCGAGGTCGTGAGGAGGAGCGTGGCCGAATCGAACGTGACATTTTCGCTGCACAGCGAGACGGTCGCATAGTCACTGCTTAATTAAAAGGAGGCTAACATGGCTTTTGCAGTATCTCCAGGTCGCCCAGACTATACGGGCAACTTTATACCTGAGATCTGGTCAGGCAAGCTCATCGAAAATTTTTACGATGCTACTGTTCTGTCCGCGATCTCAAACACTGACTACGAAGGTGAAATTCGCAGCATGGGTGATACGGTTAATATCCGAACCACTCCAGAAATCACCATCAAATCCTACGTCAAGGGACAGACTCTTGCAGTTGAAAACCCTGACAAGGCTAAACTACAACTAGTAATCGACAAAGGTGAGTACTTCGCTTGTGTTGAAGACGACGTTGATCAAGTTCAGTCTGACATCGCATTGATGGATCAATGGTCTAAAGACGCTTCTGAGCGTATGAAGATTAAGATCGACCAGCGTGTTCTGACTGATCTGCTACCAGATGTATCCTCAAATAACAAAGGCACAACAGCTGGCGCTATTTCCGGTAACATTGATCTTGGTGTAGCAGGTACCCCTGAAGCTCTTACAAAGAGTAATGTCATTGATAAGATCGTGGATATGGGTACAGTTCTTGACGAAGCTAATGCGCCTGAAGGTGATCGCTTTCTAGTGATTCCTGCTAAGATGGCTGGCTTAATCAAGCAATCAGACCTGAAAGATGCGTCTATCACCGGTGATAATACATCACCGCTTCGCAATGGTCGTCTAGGTATGATTGATCGATTTACAGTATTTGTATCGCACAACCTAAAGAAAACTGCAGGCGGTGAGTTCAGTGTAATCGGCGGTCATAAGATGGGCTTTACGTTTGCATCTCAGATGACAAACATGGAGACTATCCGTTCAGAGACTACTTTCGGCAACATCATTCGTGGTTTGCAAGTTTATGGCTACAAAGTTACTAAGCCAGAAGCTTTAGCAACCATGATTGTTACTGTGTAAGGAGGGCATGAACAATGGCTGCATATACAGACTCACACGGCTTTAATAAAGGTTCTGCGGCGCATAATGCTGCAGGCATTAATAATGTCGGGTACATGGAAGTTACTCTTGACTTCGCTAAGATTACTACAGATAGGGCTACTGCTGGAGCTACTGCTCTTGCCGCTGGCGATTCTATCGAAGTACTCCAAATACCAGCTAACACTTTGGTGATGGCAGTTGGTGCAACTACTGTAACTGCTGAAGGCGCAGCATCTACATTTGATCTCGGTCTTACCGGTGGTGATGTAGACGGCTTTGTCGATGGCGGTGACGCTAACACAGCGGGCACTACTAACTCAAACGGTGCGCTTTTGATTGCTAATAACAACGGCCACTATTTTGAGGACGCAGACACTATTGATATGCTTATTGGTGTATCAGGTGCTGTAACTGATGCCGCAAAAATCAAAGTTTGGGCAGTTGTCGTAGACTGCTCATAGCTCGATTGGGGGGCTTCGGCCCCCCTTTCTTTAATCCTAAGGAGGACAAAATGGCACGATGGTTAAGAAATAAAAGAGATGGTGAGATTTATGAATGGGATGAAATCCTAGCTGAAAATCCTATTACTGAAGAAGTTACAGAGGAACAAGCGTTTCCTGAAAAACATATCCCTAAGAAGCAAAAAGGGCGTAAAACTACGGTGAAACTGGAAACAGAGATTCCAGCAGAGCCTGATGATACACCGCCTGAACTTGCAGAAGAAGCAGCAAGAGGGCTAGAAAGAGCGCGAAATAGTAAAGGACATTATATTGCGGATGACCCTTCGACAGCTAAAAATGAAGCATGGACTGAAAAATGAAATTAGATGATGTAATCTTAGAGGTTAGGCGTATCATCCAAGATACAAACACACCTTTACGTTACAGCGATGCTGTATTGCTGGGCTTTGCAAACCAAGCGTTGAAACGTATTGCTGTATTGAGACCTGACCTCTTTGCGTACATTGGAGATATTCCATGCACAGCTGGGGAGGTTGTACAGTCCACGCCAACTGATTCGATCCGATTAATCGAGATATACTCAGTTAAAGGCGGAGCTGGTATTATTGAAACAAATCGTGAGGCTTTAGATCAAGCGTACCCTACATGGATGAATGATGCTGCAAACCCAGCTGTAAACTTCATGCGTCATGTGCGTAACCCAAATAAATTTTTTATTTATCCTAAAGCCCCTTCCAATCAAACTCTCATAGGAGAGTATTCTAAAACTCCCCCAGATTACGACGGTACTACTACAGTAGAGTTGTTGCCAGATGCGTATGAACCTGTTGTTATAGACGCTACAACGTTTATTGCTGAGTCTGTTGATAATGAGCATGTTAATTCGCAACGGGCGCAATTATTTCAACAATCATTTACACAAGCCCTTGGCGTTGCTGCTCAGAGCCGTTCGATTACTGATACAGAGCGTGGCGGGTTACAACAGGAGGACGTTGCATAATGGCTAATAGAAGGTTCTCTGAAATTGTTACTAGACTTGCTCCTAGCGTCCCTGGCGCTCCTAACGTAGTTGTAGAGCAGTATGTACGAGACGCAGCAATACAGGCGTGTGAACGTACTTTAGCGTGGCGGTATGAACAACCTGCAATACGTCTAACGCAGGGTATACATGATTACCCATACGAACCACCTAATTTTTCTGAAGTACATGCAATTATTACAGCTACTGTAAACGGTAATAAAATGAAACCTGTTTCTTTAGATCAGCTACATGATATATACCCCAAGTGGCCGTTTGGTAGTAGTGACGAAGAAGCTGAGCCTAGGTATATTTCTACTGTTGATGTTGATAATTTTGCAGTAGCACCTATTCCTGACGGGGATACAGACTACGATGTGCGTATGATAATTGCGTGTAAACCACTACGCACAGCTATAGAGATGGAAGAATCAGTATTAGACGATTTAGAAAATGTTATAATGCATGGAGCGCTACAGCATCTTTTGGTTCTGCCGGAACGAAGCTGGAGTGATAGAGAGTTAGCTTCTTATCACGCTAAGCAGTTTGCTTTTCAAATATCTGAGCGTAGGGCTAGAGCTAATTTAGGCACTGGACGAGGCTCTATGCGTGTACAGTATCCAAGATTTGCATGAGGTGAAATATGGCAGACGTTATTAGATTAGTATCAGGAGATTCAAAACCTGTAGTTGTTTTAACTCTTAGTGATGATAACACCGGCGCTGCTATAGATCTTTCGCCAGCAAGTGTTACTGTGGCTGTTAGGTTTAAAAAAACAGGCGCTACTTCACTTATAGCTACTATAAATGCTAATAATCTAGGTGATGGTACTGATGGTAAAGTACAGTTTGATTTTTCTGGCGGGGTTTTAACCGGCGCTGTAGCTGGTTCTTACGAAGGTGAAGTTGTAGTAACTACAGCGGGTGTAGGGACTCAAACTGTGTTTGAAAAATTAACTTTTAGAGTGCGAGATAGTCTTGCATGAGCATAATAAGTGCAGCAGTAGATCGAGTTGATTATTATAACGTACTTGCGTCTGTTAGCTATACGGATGTTGTTGTTGAACCACCTCAATATATTGCATTAGAGTATGCAGATACCCCTAAATTAATATTTTTTGACCCACTTCCAAGTGGGGATTCCCTTCAGACAGTACCTCTTAAAGCTCTACCTTCTGAGGTTGTTACTGTAGATGATGCTGATATAGGCGTAAAAACAGTGGGTAAAGGGTTTGAGGACACTGTTTCCCCATCAGATGACCTTATTTCTTTTAGCGGAGCTGCAGTTCTCGCTGATTCAGTAGATGCTGTAGAAGCAAAAGTATTTGTATTTACCGATTTTATTGACTTTGATCCCAGTGACAGCGATATAGACCCTGATCCAGTAGCCATAGCTGAGGCGGATGTTAAATCTATTGGTAAGAATCCGTCTGATACTGCAACTGCTTCAGAAGCTATAGTAAATAACCCAGAGATAGCTAAGACAGACTCAATAACTGCCAGTGATGCTGTTGATCAGCTGCGGCCCCATAAGAACGTCACAGACACAGCAACATCTTCTGATGCAATTAACCGTTTTGATGTAACGACTGAGTTTGATGATACAGTTGATGCAACAGAGGAATTAGTTAAAGACTTTACACAAGCTAGTACTGATGATGTAACTGCAGTCCAGTCAAACGTAAAAACATTTACGTCTAATGTAGACTTTGATTTATCCGATGCTGACGTAGATCCAGATCCAGTTACAGCGTCAGATGCTGTCAATAGTTTTGCTACGACTAAAGGGCTTACTGACACACCTACAGTGTCCGAAGCAGATGCTAAAAACTTTACACACGGTGGGTTTACTGATACTGCGACTGCTAGCGAAGCTGCAGAACTTAACATTACTATACCTAATGTAGCAGATACTCTTACAGCTGTAGAGGGTATTAAGCTAAACCCTAGTATACCAGCTGCAGACGCTGTATCTATGGCTGAATCAGCAGTATTTGATACTAGACCTGCACTTTCTGAGACTGCTACAGCTACAGAAAGTATAAGCACTACGTTAACTTTAGGTAGTACAACTTATGTTTATCCTGATTTTGTAACTGCTACAGATGGTTACATAGGTGGGTTTATCGAAGAGCCTTATTCATATACTATATCTAGCACTGAGTATTTCGTCCCTAATACGGGCGTAATAGGCGCAGCCGAAACACTTAACACTGTCATAATGGCTGCAAACCGCGTAACCGCCCCAGATGAAAGTTCTTCTGGACTTGTTGTCAACTTCTATTATACTGATGTAGACGAAGATGACCGTGCACTGGGCGGACACTACTTTAACCAAACGCCTCTCAATCCTGGCAACAGCACTGTGGGGCAACGAGCGATCTTGTAGAAGGAGCTAACCATGATTCAAGATACTATTAAAATGACCGGTGAACTTCGGATCACGGTTACTAATCCTGAAGGAAGTATTACACAGGAAACTGTTGTGCCGAACCTTGTTGTTACAGCAGGTAAAAGTTTTATAGCGTCAAGGATGAAAGACGCATCTGCTACGGCTATGAGCCATATGGCAATTGGAACTGGCAGTACCTCAGCAGCTGCAGGAAACACGGCTTTAGGCAGTGAGGCAGGCCGAGTGGCTCTTACTTCCACAACCGTTACGGCTAATGCAGTGGCGTATGTTGCTACGTTTGCAGCAGGTACAGGTACAGGAGCAATTACGGAAGCCGGACTACTTAACGCTAGCTCTAGTGGTACTTTGTTGTGCCGCACAGTATTTTCTGTTATTAACAAAGGAGCAGCTGATACTTTAGGGATAACTTGGACAGTCACTGTAAACTAAGGGTTAGAGATGGGCATAAAATTTGCAAACAATGCCTTTGGCACTTTAAATGCTGGTATCAGTAACAGCGCTACCAGCGCTACCCTTTCTAGTGGACAAGGTGCAAGATTTCCTACGTTGTCAACTGATGACTACTTTTATGCTACGCTGATTGATACCTCTAACAACTTAGAGGTTGTAAAGTGTACAGCTAGATCGTCAGACGTTTTGACTATTACTAGAGCACAAGATAATACGACTGCTAGAGCTTTTGCTGCTGGTGATCGTGTTGAGCTTCGTATTACTGCTGCAGCTTTATCAGACGCTACATCAGGTTCTGGTGGCGGGTTTTATAGAGGTGACCGAGGGGAAGTAGGAGACACATCTAACAAAGGCGATATATTTCGTATACATGAGCAACAGCTAGACACAGACACTACAATAGCTTCTACTGAAAATGCCTCTTGTACTGGGCCTCTAACCATAGCTTCGTCAACTACGTTGACTGTAAGCGGAAACTTGGTGATTATATGAGTACGTTACATGTTGAAAATCTAAAAGGTCTTACTTCTGGCGGTAATGCCAATAAAATTATCGTACCGGCTGGTCAAACACTTTATCCACCTGGTCATGTTATTCAAACAGTTTCAGCAGCGACTGCTGATTTTATACCAAGGGTAATTACCACTTCATCAAGTTTTGTAACTACTGGTTATGACTTAACAATTACTCCAACAAGTACGTCTAGTAAAATTTTAACTAGGTTTTCTGTGTCATGTGGTCATAATAGCGCTGGTCAGTATGCTAACTTTAGAGTTTATACTAGTCATAATAGTGGTTACTACACAGGTGCGGAAGCTCATATGGGTAACCCAATTGTTTGGAGTACGGTAATGGGTGAAGCTTTAGACAGCCCAGCAACAACTTCAGCAATAACTTATAGTCTATACTTTAAGATAGGTGGGGGTGCTACAGCTTATGCTGGGTGGGAGTCATTTAGTTCGGCTGCTTATACCAATGACCAAAACGGAAACAGTTTTACTTTGCAGGAGATAGCAGGATGAGCACTCTTAAAGTAGATACCATAAACGAAAAGACCACTGACAATGGGGTAGCTATTCCGGGACATGTTGTTCAAATGGTTAATACGTCTTTTACTGATAAAACAGCTATTACGTCTCAAAGCGCTACAGCAATCACTGGAGCTTCTTTAGCAATAACTCCAAAGTTCAGCAGCAGTAAAATAGTTGTTATGGTTAATATTAGTATGAGAATATCAGACAATAATACTACTTATTATAACAGTGGTTTTCATATTTTAAGAGACTCAACTGAATTACAACAACTCCCTACAGATAATTCTGGGCCTTTTGAAATAGGTCATTACGATGGCGGTCATTCGGGTGGAGAACTTTGTGTTAGATATGCAAATAATATTGTAGATAGTCCATCAACTACAAGTGCTATAACGTACAGCGTCAAAGGAAAAGTTTATAATAATACTGGGGCAACCCTAACTGTAAATGCAGGTGGCGTAAACGCTGGAAATACTACTGGACAGTCCTCAATTATCTTAATGGAGATAGCTCAATGAGTAGCGTATTAAAAGTAGATGCAATACAGAATACGTCTGGTACTAGTGGGTTAACCATAGACAGTAACGGTTTTGTTTTACCGAAGGCTGTAGCTTTCAGCGCATATATGTCTGGTACTCAATCTATTAGCGCAAGTACATGGACAAAGGTAACTTTTAATACAGAAGAATATGACACAGCTAGTCAATATGACCACAGCAATAGTAAGTTCCAGCCAACAATAGCCGGTTATTACCAAATTAATTCTGCTCTCGCTTGGATGGATGGAGCAAGCACTGCCGCGTTAGCTAGGTTTCATAAAAACGGAGGCCATTATAAAAATGGAGCTTATGTTTATCATGGAAGCCAAGAATTAGATGATTACCAAGTAGAAAGTTCTGTACTGGTTCATATGAATGGTTCGTCAGATTACCTTGAAATCTATGCTTTCAACGTAGGAACTGCAAATACAATTACTGGTGGTTCTGCTTTTTCATATTTTCAAGGGTTTTTAGTAGGAGTTTAAAATGACAGATATAGCAACAGCATTAACAGAATTAGGCGTAACCGAATGGGCTTTACGAGGTGAACCTACTTCTGAAGAAGAATTTAACGAAATGTTTACTAAAGTAACTGGCGAAGACTCTAATGGTACTGCAATAGAAAGCTCTAACCCTAGTGACTTCGGGGTTACATGGAAACAAGCATCAGATAAAAAGACTGAGCTAGTTAACGCCAAGCCAATGGCTGACCTTAGAGCAGAGCGTGACAGAAGATTAGCTGAGACAGATTGGATGTCTGGTTCTGACGTTACTATGTCAGACGCTTGGAAAACCTATCGTCAGAGTTTGCGTGACGTTCCAGCGCAAGACGGTGTTACCGGATTAGATGACGTTACTTGGCCGACAAAGCCATCATAAGGAGTAAGCAATGGGCGTAAAAATTTCAAATAATGCGTTCGGAACGCTATCAGCTGCTATAAATACGTCAGCTACTACCGTGACGTTAGATAGCGGACAAGGCGCAAGATTCCCTACGCTCGGATCTGGCGATTATTTTTTCGGTACTCTTGTTGACACAAGTAATAACCTAGAGATTGTTAAAGTAACCGCACGTTCTTCTGATTCTCTTACTGTAGTTCGTGGCCAAGATGGTACGTCAGGAACTGCTTTTTCTATTGGCGACAGGTTTGAACTACGTCCTGTAGCTGCGTTGTTTAACGATATTATTGATAACGCTTCTATCACTGGTATCACAGTCGATAGTAATAATATAGGCATAGGGGTTTCCCCAACAACGGCTTATGGTAAAGTTTTACAAGTCCACGACACAGGAACATCTGGTGCTAACCTTCGGCTAACAGATAGTAACACAGGGACTGGAACTGGTAACGGTCTAGAGCTTATTCAAATTAACACCGAAAGCTATGTAATAAACCGCGAAGCTGGGTCGATATATCATATTGTGGGCGCAGCAGGAAATACTGCACAGAAAATGGACGCTGACGGTGTTGTAACAACGCCTAAAGTGCCATCTTTTATGCACGCTTCTTATATGTCTTACAGTCCACCTGCAACCACCGCAGTATTTAATAATAGCAATGTCTTTTCAGCATATAACGCAGGGCTTTACGAAAATGGAGACAGCGGGTGGGATTATACTACAGGAGTATTTACCGCACCTGTAGCTGGGCGATACTTTTTTAGTTTTAGTTATACTTTAAGTAGTTTTAGCTCTGGGTATTTTTGGACTTATCTTCAAGTAAACGCAGTAAGCAAAACATATAACCAAAAT